AACTCGCATCGCGTGTTGAATGGTCGAATGTTAAACTATTTGATGTCAGGTGTGCTACTGTCACGCCACCCACTTGTATTTTTGCTAATGTTCCGTTAAGGATTCCAGTGCTTGCCATAATTTTTTTCTTTTTATTGATGCAAACTTAATCGTTTGCCTTTTTTCTTTTTGTAACTTTTTTAACTTTCGGCTTTTCTTCATTGTCCATTGCTATTTGAACGATGTGTTCAACTTCTTCTTCAGGGGTGTACCCATCAAAGTTTTTTGCAACACCTAACTCAATGAGTTCTTTTCCCAGTTTGTTGGATACCCTCATTTGCGTGCCTTCCGGTAATACCCTTGTAACTACCGCATAATCTTGTGTTAATTCGATTTTCATAAATTTAATTTTTTAGCTTTTTTGTCAATATATTTTTTTAGTTGCGAACTTGCTTCATTGTAAACCATTTCGCCCGTTTGTGAAAACGTTTTTTGAATAAAATTTTTGCCGCCCGTTGGGTTTGATTTGTGCTTCCCAATACCTAAATCAACCCAAAACGCATAAAACCCATCATACTTTTTTGCTCCTTTGCCGTACCTTGGACCAATCAACACGTTTGGATATTTTTTTGACGGTGATGTTTTTATTGCAATAGACTTTTTTAAGTTGCCAGGATAGTACAAATTATCACCAACAATAATGGCATTGTCCGATTCCGGAGCGTTTTGTTTCATTTTGGCATTCATTGGCTTTGCTTGCCTTCTCAATATTTTCAATATTTCGCGGCGTTTCATTTTATCACTCCCCAATGATTTTATTTCATTTGAAACCGCTTCAATGCCCTCTATTTTGAACTCTTGCTTCAAAGTTTTTTTATTGCCGTTAAAAACAAACCTTCACGGTCCAATTCTTGGATTTCTATGATATCATAATATGCACCATTGTACACAACCCGCATTGCTTCCGTGATGCCATCAAAGAACCGTATTTTAAACCGCACTTTGTTTGTGGCCGTTATTTGATCCGCTTCTATTTTCTCACTCCCAGACACCTTTTTTATTGATGCAAAGGCCGTGTGAAATACTGACCAACTTGATGTGTATTCACCAATACTATTGTTTGAAAATGTTTGGCTTTCAATTACAATTTTCCGATCCAATCGGCCGATGTTCATCATATTTCAGTTCTTTGGCTAATTAATGATATTTGATATTGTGTGCCTCTGCTTAATTGTTTAACACTCCCAATAATTTCATTTTGTCGCATTTCAAACATATCGGAAACCATCATTCGCAACGCTTGTTTTACCATGGCATCAGTATTTGCAAGTGTTACAATTTCCACTTCAATTGGCCAGTCACGGTCATTCAAATTTGGTGCATTGTCTAAAATTTCAATGTAGGAATAAAGGCCATTGTTCCAAATGTATTTTGACGTATCGAGCAATGTTCGAACATTTGCACTATCATAGTAATATATTGCAACAGTGTCAACCGGTGCAACATCCACGCGAAAATCTTGCCATTGGTCCATGTAGCCAATAACAGCCCCTTTTACAAGTACTGCCGCTTCATTGTACAACATTACGTGTGCCGATGATATGTAGTCATTTATAAGATCATCAAACGATGAATCTAAAATGTTCAAATGTCTTTTTGCTTCGTCTAATGTCAAAGCCCAGTCAACCGCCGGTGTGTAGCTTGTTATTTTTTTATTTCTTATCATCCCGCAAAAAAAAAAGGGATGGGCAAACCCCACCCCTTTGATATATATAAAATTAGAGTTTAAAAATTATCCGAAAGTTCCTACGCTGATGGCTGCATCTTGTACAAGTGCTGCATCCCAGTAAGAGTTTAAGATAAGTCTGTTTGTCCCTTTAATAGCCTGGGTGTACGGATCCATGAGTATCTCAATTCCCCCAAAAGCTGCAATTTGAACTTTTGACCAATCACCATAATAAACCGCTGGGTTTGTGATGTCTGCAATTTGATTGCTAAATTTAGCCATAACACCCATTATCATTTCATTGATTATTAAAGGATTCACGCCAGAAACTTGTGCAGCTGTGTACACTTCAGTGAACAAATCGTTTGAGATTGCAAAACCAAGGTTGCCACGGTTGTGGTTATTTGATTGCACCTCCTCAACTAATGCCATCATCAAATCTGTGATATCTGCATTTGTCAATGCTGTTTTACCATTACCTAAGTAATCATAAGCCCCGTTTGCTGAATCGTCAGTGAATAAAGCATATTCAACTTTCGCACCTACTGCCTGAGCGATTGAGTTTCTTAAAGCACCTTCAATTGATTCGTTCGCCTGCATTGCTGCTTGCTTACTGAAATCAACGTATGCAGCCAATCTCTTTGGTGCAAGGTCTTTTTTGCTCATTGCTGAACCGCCATCGATTGCGTCAGAAACTTCAGTTTCCCACTGAGTTGTAACCGCCCCAAGTATTGGAATACGTTGGTCAGTTGTACTGCTTACACGTGTAACGCCAAGATCATCAAGTATTGTGTTTGCATAAACCGCGTCAACAAAACTTTGTGATTCAACACCAGTTGTTCCGTTTTCAGTGATTACCGCTCTATTTAATACCATTGATGGTATCACAATCCCGTTTGAAGAACGGCCAATTGCAGCCATTTCTCTTTCACCTTCTTGTGCCATTTCCGCTTCAACTCCTTCAAGTTTTCCGCCAAATGCCGCTCTTACTGCCTTTCCAAAAGAGAAATCTCTTACAATTTCTTTTTCTTCTTTACTCTCTACTGCTACGGGCGTACCTCCAAGGTTAGCCGCGTTTTTTCTTATTTCTTCCATTTTTTCTGTTTTTGGGAGTTCTTCAACTAAACGTGATAACTCTTCCATGTTTGTGTCAAATGACACTTTTTCTTCTTCCGTAAAATCTCTATTTTCAGAAGTAACCAATGTTTCGAGAGCGTCCAAAGTGCTTTTTACAGCGCCTATTTCTTCTCTTATTGTTTTACTGTTTCTCATTTTTTTAAAAATTTATGTTACAAATGTTATAATTTAATTAAAGGTATTTTGTAACAATTTTAACTTTTGCGAAATTTCTTAAATCCGCCTTGGTATCAAGTCCCATTTCAACCGGTGCTTCTTCAACTATTTCTTCAAGTGATTTTTTGATTTCGTCAACTTGGTCCGCACCACGTTTGAACGCATCACGATTTGACCCCGCCGAAACAATTGACCATTCAATTAATTCTTGGCGTGTGAAATACACGGTGTCGCGATCTTCTCCATCACCTTTGCCATATCTGTACTCATGTGGAATTGCTCCAACACTTGCCATCTTTAGAATGCCATCTTGCATTTTGTTAAATACTTTGTCAGCCAGTGGATTGTTGCCTTCACGCTCAAATGTCACTTCACCAATCAATGCGTCCCCATCTCTAAAAACTCGTGATGTCCCAATTATAGTATCTGGATTTGATCCGCTTACATCGTGGTTATATCCAACAATGGGGTTTCTATCGTATGTTGACAAATCCCAACCGTCAAGTTTGAAAACTGTGCCATGTCTGTCAACCGATTCGGTTGAAATCACGAATTGTGCTGTTCTGTTTTCTACATCAACCCCACGGCATTCAACTAATCTATCTATTTTATTCATTACTTTTCTATTTTTTTCAATTTCTTTTAATTTACTTTCGGACCATCTTAACCCGGCTTTACCACCCCATAATAAATATGAGATTGTGCCGCACGCTTCATTATCATCAGGATCATAGTAGACTTCAGCTCTCGATAAATACGAGTACATCCGTTTTATAGTGTCCTCGCTTACCGCTTTTTTTTGCGAGAGATCACGACCTCTTCGCTTCCCCACATCCGTGGCACATTTATTCCCTACCTTTTCATTCAGTTCAATGCCACGTTTTGCATTGTTGGAAACCGCTTCCGGGTAATCGCTATAACTCGCCATTGTCTTTTTTGTAGTACGTTTTTATATCGTCTATTGGTATACGGTTGATTTGAACATATCGTTCATCGCCACCCTCAATGCTGTTTCTATCTTCTAATTCAAGCACATCATTGATTGTGTATGCTCCTATATCGGTCATTAAGCGGTAGTATTCACCTTTTGTTTTTACATCGGTACGGAGTAAGCGGTCAACGTTGTGTTTGAAATAGAAATCTCTTTTTTCGTTGTCCTTTAATAGCTTCCGTCTATACTCCTGCTCAATCTTCTCAATCCATGACCCAATGCCGTATGTGACAAACTCGATGCCCATTTGTTCAACGTTTGAATATGTTGACCCGTCCATTTCGTTGATCATAAACGAAGGGATGCCCAAAATTGTGGCAATCTCGTTTTTTTGAAACTTTCGTGTTGCTATAAATTCAGCATCAGCCGGTGGCATCCCAATGCGGTGATACTTTGAACCCGCATCAAGTATGGCCGTTCCACGTGTGCCGTTTGGCCCATAGTTCGCACTCCATTGTTGGTTTATTGCATCTTTGGTTTCCGGCTTTAGTGTTCCCGCATAT